ATTATTACCCAAAACTTATTGAAAATTCGGCGAAAAATTACTTATTTCAAACTTTAAAACAGTGTCATAATAATCGGGTTACTATTTATTATTATATATTTAATATTAGTATTTTTGTAATATTTGTATCAATTGTAGGATTAACACTCTATTATTGTAGTAAAAATAAATTAAGTGATTTAGAAAAACGAAAACGAATGTTACGCGACCAACAATATATTTTATCTAAAATTCGGTTTTATAAAGAAGATATTAAAGAGCAGCGTGAGAAACAGAGCGATATTACTAATTTGCCATTTACAAGAAATGTTTGAAATATAATTTTATAGTATTATGTTATATAATGCCAAAAAAAACAAAATCTATTCTTAAAAAAAGAAATTCACCAAATGGTTCAAAATCACCAAGAAATACAAGAAAAAAACGCGTTAAAATGGTAACTGATTGGAATGAAGAAAATATAATAGAAAAATTATTTAGCGATGATAATAAAAAAGATTTATGGATTACATCTGACGAAAAGAAAAAAGCAGAAATAGAGAGTAAGATTGAAGAAATTAGAGAATTAGGAGAAAATAATTATAATGCTATTAATCGCAATAAGTTATTGAAAAGAAAAAAACATATTGAAAATATATTACCAAATATAAATAAAGAAATTAGACTAAGAAATGTTATACCAAAATTAGCAGCAAATGAAGCTCGTATAAAATTAAAAATTGATGATGATGGTTCACCAAGAATAACATTAAAACGTAGTAAAAGCAGCCGTTGGGGTGGAAACCGCATTCAAAATTCTAAAAAATCAAGAAAAAAATAAAAAAACAAAAAATTGATAATAAAATATTCTATAATAAATTATATTATTATCAAATAACAATGAGAACTCTAATGTTTGTAGAACGCCCAGAAAACAAAGGAAAAATGATTGTTGATTTTCAATTATGTGATTTCAATTATCATTATGCTCCAGAAGGAGTTATAAGAATCGCTAGGTTTACATCATCATTTTCACCATCTAAAAATCGTGGATATTATGGTGATATTTATATGAAACAATTTATACGTAAATGGAAATTGAAAACATATGAAAATATACAAAGAAGACATGATAAAAAAATGGCAAAAATTGTATTAGAAAATATGATATTTAATGATATTTATAATAGTATAAATGATTATTTGTAAAAAATTGAATTCGTTATGTAATCCTTTTTTAATGGTATTACAATAACAACATATTTTATTATAAGTTTTAACAAGTCTAATTTTAACAAGCTCTTAATTAATAACTAATATATAATTACTCTATTATATTAATAACTACCTTACAATCTTAAACATGACATCTATTATTGAAAATGCTTATTTTGAATTTCATAGTAGTGCTGTTCTTCCAATATCTAATATTGTAAATGAAAATGAAAAATTTGGTATTGTATCACTAAAAATAAAAAAAACAAATATTATTAATACTCCTACATTATTCTTATTTACTATTGATATTACTGGTTCAATGGATGAACCAGCTTATAAAAATATAACAAAACTACAAGTTGTAAAGCAAACTTTTCGTAGTATGATGAATTATTTATCCAAATTAGAAACACCAATTTTTATTCGCGTTCATTCATTTAACGAAACTGTTAAAAATGTAATTGATAATATTTTGATTTCACAAGATAACGTAAACGAAATTACATCAAAGATTGACGCATTATATTCAAACGGGTCTACAAATATAGGTCAAGCATTAAAAAAAGCAAATGATACTATGAAACAATATTCTATTGAAAATCCTGAACATCAAGTAATTCATATCTTTATGACTGATGGACAAGCTACACACGGAATTACTAATAATGATGAATTGGTAAAAATTGTAGATACCAAATTTACAAATAATTTCGTAGGATTTGGATTTGACCATAATGCTTTATTACTACAAAAATTAAGCGATTTAGAAAATAGTGAATATTTATTTGTTGATAATATGGAAAATACTACTTTAATTTATGGTGAAATTATACATCGTTATTTATATTATGCTATAAAAAATGCTGAATTGGTCATTGAAAATGGCGTTATATATAATTGGAAAACAAATACTTGGGATTCAAAATTAATAGAACCTATAATCGTAAGCGAAATAGAAAAAATTTATCATATAAAAACGACGAATATAGCTGATATAAATATTAAACTATATGGTGTTAATACTGATGATAATTCCAATACCTTTCAATTATTAGATGTTATAGAAGTTATGCCTGATTTAATCCAATTAAAAGAAAAGAATAATAAAAATAACAGTGATGAATATATTAGCGATGATGACGATGTACAAATAGTACCTGTTGATTTATCAAAATATATGTTTAGACAAAGAACGCAAGAATTATTATTTAAAAGTAAAAATGTGGATTGTGAAAATTATAATGAACCACAAAAAATTAAAACTGAATTAAAAAAGTTCTTTAAAACTATGCGAGATTATATGAGAAATAATAATTTATTAAAAGATAAATTCATGATAACATTATGTGATGATATCTGTATTACTTATCGTTCATATGGTACCGAACATGGTATAATGTATACAACATCTCGTTCAACTTCACAAGGACGCCAACAAACTTATAATGTAACTCCAGCAATACCAAAATTACAACGAAGTGTGGCTATTTCATCACTTTCATACCCGCCAACTTTTTCAAGAAGTATTACTGGAACAGGATTTCCACATTTCCCTGAAGAAATACCAGACAATTGGAGATGTTTAGATAACGAAGAAGGCAACAACGACGATAAATTACCTATTCCAAATACGAGAAGTGCTAATAATTTAACACAAGAATTCATAGAGGATAATAGATACTTTGATATGCCGCCGCGATTAACAGATGATTTGTTTGTTAATACAAGGTTGGGTAATAATAATAATAATAATAATAATAATGATAGTAATATTGATGATTATGAATTATCAAATGATAATACCAGCTGTTATGCTACTGAAGGGGCGTTAAATACAATGCGTTCAATGAGTCAAATGTAAAATAAAAATCCAAAAATCTAAAAAATCCCTTTTTTTATTGGTTCATAAATAAATTATTATTTATGTATAAAAAGATAATAAAAGCATTTTTTTTATTAATATATTTCAATGGAAACGCCAAAAATTCCTGATAATTTTAATAATGTTATTATAGATTTTACTAAGGATTTATCAATTACTTATCCAGAATATTCATTTTTATGGTCAAAATGGATGGTTGATAAAGTAGAAGATGAAGAATTAAAAAATCTTTTTGAATATTGTTTATCGGTATATCCTGAACGATTTTTTGATATCTTATATCAAAATAATGATATTTTTGATAGTGAAAGTGAAACTAATACTACTTTTTTACCAAATGTAGATTTTAAATTATTATTTAATTGTGAAGGAGTTAGTGAAAACACTAAAAAGACAATATGGAAATATTTACAATTAATTTTATTTACAGTTGTAGGTGGCGTTAAAGATAAAACGACATTTGGTGAAACAATGAATATGTTTGATGGAATTGATGAAAATGAATTGAATGAAAAATTAAAAGAAACAATGTCTGGTATTAGTGATTTTTTCTCTAATATGACAGGAAATATGAAAGACAATAATAACGACCAATCAAATAATGAAGAACGTTTTGAAATGCCTGATATGGAAAAAATGTTTGAAAATATGAGTAATAATGAAGAATTCAAAAACGCTTTCAATAATAATAAAATGGGTGGTATGCCTGATATGGATAATATGCAAGAACATTTAAAATCATTATTTGATGGTAAAATTGGGTCGTTAGCTAAGGATATGGCCGAAGAAATTTCTGAAGAATTCCAAGACATTCTAGGTTCAGAAGGTGATGATGTAAAAGATACAAGTGATGTTATTAAAAAAATGATGAAAAATCCAAAAAAAATTATGGATTTGATGAAAAAGATTAGTGGTAAATTAGATACTAAAATGCAAAACGGTGAAATTTCACGGGATGAAATTATGAAAGAAGCAAGTGATTTATTTGGTAAAATGAAGGATATGGGTGGAACTGACCAATTCACAGAATTATTTAAAAATATGGCGAAAAATATGGGCGGAATGGGAAAAAATATGAGAATGGATACCAATGCTTTAAACCGTATGACAAAACAACAAGCTACCAAAGAACGATTATTAAAAAAATTAGAAGCTAAGCGAAAGGTAGCATTAGAAAACCAGATGCGTCTTCAAGACCAACCAGTTAATTATTCATTAAAACAAGGAGAACAACCAAATAATCTTGTATTTAAATTGGATGGTATGGAAAGTCAAGAAAAATCGTATATTCATCCTGATATATTAGCAGAAATGGAAAAAGAAGACAAGAAAGAACCTACTGAACCTAAAAAGAAAAATAAAAAGAAGAAGGGTAAGAAATAAATTTCTCAGTATTTCTTTTCATTTAGTATAATATAGAATTCAAATAAATGGGATTATTTACAAAATATATTAATTTACCAATTTTTATCATTAGTTTATTAATCGGAATTTGTTGTGTTTATATTACTATGCCTGATACACGAAAAATTTATGTATATCCTACTCCTGAAAATGTAAATGTTTTACAATATAAAGATAAAACGGATACTTGTTTCTCTTTTAAACAAACTGAAGTAAATTGTCCAAAAAATAGTAGTGAAATATCGGTTGTTCCATCTCAATCTTAAATCATTTGATATATATTATTACTTTGTAAATGAAAATATTGTTCTTATATTATATACTACGATAATATAAGATGAATTTAAAAAGATTAATAACATCGTCATTCGGAAAAATAATTTTATCCATACTATTAGGTCTTGGTTTAGCAAGTTTATTTAGAAAAGTTTGTAATGATAAAAATTGTATTGTTTTTAATGGACCGATTATTAGTGATATAGATGGAAAAATTTATAAACATGGTGATAAATGTTATAAATATTCTACTTCACCTGATAAATGTGATACAACCAAAAAAATTGTTAATATTGGAGAACCTGTTTCAAAAACTCTAGTATAATTTTTGTATATTTTTTTATATTATTCAAAATAATTGAAAATTCGTTATCTATACAATCTTTAGATAATTCAATATTGTATAGTTTTTAAATGGAAAAAACAACCAGAATTGCTGATTTACCTGAGAACATTACTGTTCAAATGCCATCATATAACCCTAATATTAATCAAACTAATAATATGAATATGGATAGTGCAACAAATTATATGCCTATTAATGTTCATCCAAATCCTTATGGTATTTCAGCACAAAATCCTATAATGCCTATACCACAACAACCCAATGTACAACAAATGAACCAAATGAATCATATGACCCAAATGGAGCAAATTACAGTAAAGCGTCCAAAACAACAATTTATAGACCAACAGCAAATGGATTTACAGAATATGCAGCAAATTCGGTTACCTTCACGTGATATTCCTATTGATACTACAAATTATTTACAAGATGAACAAACGCAACCCAATTATATTCCCAAATCCAATGTAAGTAGTGATTATATCCGCGATTATGAAGAGACAACTGAAAAAAATATTAGAGAACATGAAAAAAAGAAATACAGAGAAAGTCGTATTGATGAAATATTATCTGAATTACAAACCCCTATATTGATTTGTATATTATTTTTCATTTTTCAATTACCAATCATTAATACTATTATATTTAAAAAGTTCTCATTTCTATCTTTACATAATGATGATGGTAATTTTAATTTCTATGGATTATTATTCAAGAGTATGATGTTTGGTTCTTTATTTTATAGTGTTCAAAAGTTAACAACTTTTATTAGTGAGTTCTAAAAAATTGAACTTTAATTATCAAAATATAATAACAATAATCATAATTGTTATTATTTATCTAAAATGTTTGATTTATTATATTATTTTATGGTTGTAATGTTTATTATTTATATTCTTGAAAGTGTTAAAAAACATAACAAAATTAAATTGAAAAATATTATTAAACCAAATATTACAACACCTTTGTATAAAAATGAAAACCTATATAAAATCTGTATAAATAACAACACTTATTATATTGATAATGACGTCAATAAAAATATCAATGAATTACAAAATATAGAATATAATAGACCTTTATATAACCAAATTTAACAAATATAAACAAAAAAATTAAAATAAAAATCCGGGTTCATCTTTTATAATATTTTTTTTTGGAACTTCAATATCGGTTTCTTTTTCAATAGACCGTAATTTTCTTGTTTTACTTTTTTCATCTATTTTATATCCAGGCATATATTTTAAAAACCATTGTTGATATTCTTTCCCTTTTTTATTATACATTAATTCTTTGTATTTTGCTGCTTTTTCACTACGAATATCTTCTAATGATGTTTGTTTTCCATAACAATTTATAGTAAAGCGTTTTAATAATCCTTTATTTTCCAAACGATTATGTTCTTCAACTTCAAACAAATAATTAGCCATACATAGTAACCTATCTTTATTGTATTGTTGTTCATTCGCATATATAAAAGCTAAATAAAATGTTAAAATAGTATCTATTGTAGCAATATAAATAGGTTTTCCAGAAATAGTTATTTTATTATAACTATGACATGCTATAGGAGTGTACAAATATACTATTGTTTTTTTACCCACTTTTAATTCTATACTTTTTGGTATTATTTCATGTATTTCTTTATGTTTTATTATTTTGATATTATTATATCCTTCTTCAATTAAACGCTCTTTCACTATATCAGCGCATTTCTCAATATCTTCGGCTAATACATCAAAATCTGGAATATGTTTTACTTTACGTTTTTCATTTTCTTTCATGTATCTTGAGTATAAACTAGTAGCATAACCTCCAAAAAAAACTACTCCTTGGTCTATTAATGTATCTCTTGTTATTATGTATAATTTTTCATTTTCATCATTTTTTTCGTCGGTTTTCCTTTGAAAATCTATTTTTTCACATTTATTATTTTGTGTTTTTAAAGGATAATATTTGTTTAATAAATTTAATCTTTTCAATACCTTTTCCCATCTGGATACATCACCATGTGGTCGTGATAATTCCAAATACATATTCATTCTTAAAAAATTAGGAGGAGCAAACCTAATACCTCTTACGTTAATTGACTCTTTATGAATTGTTTTAAATATATTTTTATGTAATTGTGTTATATCAGCGATTGGTATAAAATTAACAAATACTTTATATGTTCCAAAATGAACACCCGCTTTTGCTTCTACTTCACTATAGCCTTGTTTGTAGTATATGTCAGCCAATTCTTTAGCATCATTCATAGCATCTGGCGAATAGAAGTCATAATCAGGTATTTCAATATCGCGATTATAAAATTGTACTTCTTTTGGTAATATTTCATTAATAGCAGTTCCGCCATAGCAAATTAACTTCTTACTTCTTAAAAATTTTTCAACTATACTAATTATATCTTTTATTTGTTCGTTTTTTGTTATCTTTTCACCTTTTATTTTTTCTGTTTCATCAACTGCGTGTCTTAATATTGCTAATTCACAATCTTGAAAAGTCATATTATTGGCACATAATTCATTTCTAAATTTATTATTTTTTTTAGAATATTTTTTACTTTTATAATTCATTTATAATATAGTAAGATTTTTATTATATCATAAAAAAGTTTTCATTGTAATTGATGTATATTAATTACTAGCTTCTTCTTTCTTTTTTTCAAAATATTTTACCATATTTGCCAATGGTACTATTCCGTATTTATTTTCATTAAATATCTCTTCTAAATCTTGTAAGTTATCGTCTTTTATATAATATCTGTATGTTATTATTTGTATACCATAGTCAGATATAAAATATTTAAAATTTGGATTTTTAGTATGCTTTATATCATAATCTGGTAGCGCTAATGTAATATGGTCAGCATCGGTAGTTATTTCATTAATAATTCGTGGAGGAGTATTTTGTTTACTTAAAATATCTGAATATCGTTGTATATTCATTACATTTTTTCCACTTTCTAAATTAATATATTTTTTTAAATCATAGCAATTAGTTTCATCATTTTTACAATTTGTATATTTCTTATAATGATAATTAATTGTACTATCTACAATAATGACTATCTTTCCCATGATATCTGATAATTTTGTTTTATTATCTATTGGTTTATTGTATAATGATTCCTTAATAATAGATAATGATTTTGCTATACTTTTATAAATATCATGATTAGAAGAATCAGATGATTTAATACGCATATGAATAAATAATGGGTCATTTACATTAGGAGAAGTATTACTAAACGCATTGGACACAATTGTTGATAATGCTTCGTCTAATAATATATTATTTTTAGTTTGTATTGTTTTATATTTACTATCAGTTGTATAAGCTATTTGTGGTTTTCCATCTATTAAAAATATTTCAAAATCTAAAAACCGACATCCTCTTGATAGTACATATTTTATCATATCTGTATTTACATATTTACCTGTTACAGCAGTATTATAAGATGCTTTGATTACATATTGTGATAATGGTAATTTAGTATCAGTTTCATGAATTGAGTTAATAGTTACATTTTCGTTGTTTTTTAATTTATTTAATTCAATATCCTCATTTGTAGCATTTAAATTTTCTAAACCTTCAACATTTCTCTTCTTACAGCAATTTATTTTTTTTAATAATCGGTATCCAATATAAAAAAATAATACTATTAATATTAATATTAAAATTTTTTTATAAATTTCCATAATAAAATATATAACGATAATAATATATAAAATATATATAATATATAATCATTTATAATGGCTGGAGGATTACTAAATATTATTTCTGTTGGTAATAACAATGTTATATTAACAGGAAATCCTAGTAAAACTTTTTTTAAAGTGACTTATTCTAAATATAGTAATTTTGGACTTCAAAAATTTCGTATAGATTATGATGGTTTAAGAGATTTACGATTAACAGAACCTTCTACATTTACATTCAAAATACCTCGTTATGCTGAATTATTAATGGATACATATTTAGTTGTAACATTACCTGATATATGGAGTCCATTATATCATCCATGTACTGAAACAGATAAGCGTTGGGCATCATATGATTTTCGTTGGATTGAAAATTTGGGAACATATATGATAAAAGAAATTAGTATAACGTGTGGTTCTCTTACTCTTCAAAAATATACTGGTGAATATTTGGCTGCTATGGTTGAACGTGATTTTTCAGCAGAAAAGAAAGAATTATATAACAAAATGACAGGTCATTTAGATGAGCTACACGACCCTGCTAATGTTTTTGCTCGTGCGAATACTTATCCAGCAGCATATTATACAAGCAATTCAACAGGTTCAGAACCATCTATACGTGGTAGAAATTTATATATACCAATAAATACTTGGTTTACATTAGATAGCAGATGTGCTTTTCCACTAATTTCATTACAATATAATGAATTAGTTATTAGTGTAACTCTAAGGCCTATACAAGAATTATTTCAAGTTAGAGATGTATTTGATAATCAATATAAACATCCTTATGTCCAACCAGATTTTAATGAAGACCGTTTCCAAATGTATAGATTTTTACAAACCCCACCATCACCTGTAATTTCATCTTCTAATTATCCGAATAAAATTTCTACTTGGAATGCTGATGTTCATTTATTAGCTACCTATTGTTTTTTATCAAAAGAGGAAACACAAGTTTTCGCATTACAAGACCAAGTATATTTAGTAAAAGATGTATTTCAGTATAATTTTGAAAATATAACGGGAACAAAAAAAATACAATTAAATTCAAATGGTATGATTTCTAGTTGGATGTTTTATTTACAAAGAAATGATGTAAATTTAAGAAACGAATGGAGTAATTATACAAATTGGCCGTATAAAACTATTCCAGCAAATTTACAGTTAGGACCAAATGATAATTCAAGTATACCTACTATATATCAGAGTGATATTACATTCGGTCCTGGTCAAGACCCAAATGATGCTATTAGAACAGGTATTTATATAACTGGCGATTATAAAACTGATAATCAACGCTCTATTTTAGCGACTATGGGGATATTATTAAATGGCGACTATCGTGAAAATACATTGACTGATGGTGTTTATAATTATATTGAAAAATATACACGAACAAAAGGTTCTGCGAAAGAAGGATTATATTGTTATAATTTTTGTTTAAATACTAGCCCTTTTGAATATCAACCATCAGGCGCAATTAATATGAGTAAATTCAAAAATATTGAATTAGAAATTACAACTTATGTACCACCTATTGATGATATAAGTTCTAAATTTGATGTTATATGTGATGATGTTGGAACCCCTATAGGTATACGAAAATCCAATTGGAGATTATATCAATATAATTTCAATATGACATTATTTGAAGAACGATATAATGTATTATCATTTATTGGTGGAAATGCCGGTATGATGTATGCCAGATAATTATTTGGTAATAATTGCGAAAAAATATATAATATATTATAATATAATAAATATTTTGTTATAATATGAGTAATGAGAAAACTATATGGAATAATAGTTTATTTAGTGATAGATATAAAACGCAAAGTAACAGCGATGAAAACTTCCAAACAATGAATATGATTTATAAAATAAAAAAAATAAAAAAAAATAAAAAACCAAAAATGGAAAATTATAAGGGTATTGAACCATTACAAAATATTAATGATGTTGAAAAAGACCAAGTCAAAAAAGAAAATAATAATCCAATTATAGAAGGTTTAAAAGGGCATGTTAGTACAGACGACCCTAATTTTTTAGGATTACCAGATAAAGATTTTGATGGTGTAGATAAACCGAGCAAAAAAGATAATAGCAAAGATCCACGAGTTATGTTATCTAATTTCATTGATAATATTTTCAAAAAAATAGATAAATTCAATTATAATAAAGCATATTTGTTTGCTCGTGCTTTTTCAGGGACCAAACCAGAGAGGAGTGATGTGATGGTAGTAAAAAAATATATAGGTTGGTTTGAAACTATTTTATTGAGTTATTTTGCTTGTTATAATTGGTTTTTTTTAATGTATTATAGATATAATCATAATGATAATGTAGAACCCGAATTATTAGGTCATCGTTATAAAACTCCTATATTGGATACATATGATTTCCAAAATAAATCTTTTAGTAGAATTGATTTTTGGGGTATGATTTATAAATTTATAAATTATTTTTTCATTTATTGTTTAATGTTTGTGGAATATTTACAAAATATTATGATGGAGAAAATACCGAACATTTGTAAAATAATTTTCAATTTGAAGGGTTGTTTTATTGTTGTATTTATTCTTATGGTTTTTTTTATTCAATATTGTTCTCAATGGTTATTTAATTTTTTGAAGGATATTTTGAAAGGAAATACTGATAATATAATTATAGGTATGATGTTCTTTATTTTGATATTAGGATATTTCTTTGGAACATATAATTTTGGTTATGTTGTGAAAACGCCTGGATATACTTTTCATTCCTTTGCTGATTTTTTTATGGGTCTTCCTTTTAGTCTTGTTACTGCTTTTATGAGATTTATTTTTATAATGTTAACAAGCGTTCCCATTGGCGGTATTTTATGTGTATTTTACATTTTATATCAGTCTTTTTTTGGTATATTATTCAATGTTGGAATTACTAGTATTTTTGGAATTACAAGTAATCAAAAAAATATATTTGAAAAAATCAATGAATACATTAAAGATAATAATGAAAGTAAGAAATCGCCTATCAAAAATGCATTGAATTTTACTGTGGATCGTTTCTTATATAGTAATGTATTAAGCATTACGTGCATGATTATTTTTATTTGTGCTATTGCTGATTATGTTAAACCAAAGTTTATTAAAAACGATAATTTAAGGTTCAATTTAATTATAATTACAATTTCATTTATTTTGTTTTTTCTTTACATCATTTCTAGACAGATATATGTAGATTTCAATGATAATATAAATCCAATTCCTACTTCAGAAAAGGATGAAGAAACATTAGGGTTTTTCGCCGAAATTAATAAATTAGTCTCTGATTTAGCAGAAGAAATATTAAAACCAATTATTGAAAAAGCAGAACCATTGGTAGATGAAGCAACTAAAACATTAAAAATAGCAAATGATATTGGTGAAAGTGCTAATAATTTTGTAAATGAAACAACAAATACTATTAAATCTGTATCTGAAACAGGTAAAACTTTTGAAAACGCAGCTAAAGCATATACTGATAATATATCTAAATTGCCTAATGAACCGACAAGTAAAATACCAAAAATGCCTGAAATACCTGAAATGTTAAAATAATATTTTTCGTCTATAACTACATAAAAATAAAACAATAAAATATATATAGATGGGAAAAAATAATAAGAAAAAGCAACTTCCATTTGTAAGTGTATGTACACCTACATTCAACAGACGCCCATTTATTGAGAATATGTTTCGGTGTTTCAATAATCAAAATTATCCAAAAGACCGTATTGAATGGATTATCGTTGATGATGGAACCGATAAAATAAAAGATTTAGTAGAAAAAGCAAATATCCCTCAAATCAAATATTTTGAATTGCCTGAAAAAGTGCCTTTAGGAACAAAACGTAATTATATGCATAAACACGCAAAAGGATCCATCATTGTTTATATGGATGATGATGATTATTACCCTCCTGATAGAATTTCTCATGCTGTAGAAAGATTACAAGGTAATAAGGAAGCACTATGTGCTGGTTCTAGTGAAATATATATTTATTTTAAAGGATTAAAAAGAATGGTTCAATGTGGTCCTTATGGTCCAAATCATGCTACTGCTGGCACTTTTGCTTTTAAAGCAGAATTATTAAATCAAACAAGATATGAAGACCACGCTGCCTTAGCAGAAGAAAGAGCATTTTTAAAAGATTATACAGTTCCGTTTGTCCAATTAGACCCAATGAAAACTATTTTAGTATTTTCACATGAACATAATACATTTGATAAACGTAAAATGTTAGAAAATCCACATCCAGATTATTTAAAAGATTCTCCAA